CATGTCATCTTCTTCCATGTCATCGTCTTCATCTAATGTTATTTCGTAAACAACCTCAGTCTCGTCTTCATATTCATCTTCGATGTCAGAGGAGTCAACGTCAGATACGTCACCGTCAAAAAAAATAGCGTCAATTACGTTATTTACATCTTCATCCATTTCTTCAGTGTATTCAGAATCATCTTCCATATCCTTTTCTAAATCTTTGATATGTTCAGCGTCATCTTTTTCGGCACCTCTGTAATGGTCGTAATCAGATTCACCTAACTTAACAAGATATTCTACGTCAGCATCATCATCGGTTAAATGAACGTTTTCACCATCTTTTTTAACAATGATACCGTCATCTTCACCCATAGCTTTGAATACTTTCAAAATTTCCTCGTCAGAAGCGTCAGTTAAATCTATTGGACTTTCTTCAGAATCCATGTCCATGTCCATACCAAAATCCATATCCATTTCCTCTTCATCAGAGTCCATGTCCATATCAGTATCGATATCCATTTCCATTTCATCATTATCAACATCCGTGGTTACGTCTGCATCTATTTCAATCTCATCTTCGTCTTCCTGTTCGGAAAGAGATTCTTTTACTAACTGATTGATTTCTTCCTTCATAGTAGAAGCAAGTATTCCTTTTGCATTTTCGGCTATAGCTTCTTCAACATGTTTCATTTGAATAAGAGCCTCTTGAACTAATTTGTTTTCTTTCATGAAAATCTATTATTTTTACATTATAAATAGTGTCAAATAATAAAAAAATCACTTTTTAGATAACACAATCTTAATTTTATCCCATAAAAAAGTTTGGAGCATAAAAAAAGTGGTCGTTAAACCACTTTATTTTTTTCATTCAATCACTTCGTCAATTTTACTTTCCGATACTGAAGTTATTCTCCAATCGTTTGTAAATCCTTTATACTTTTCGGTAACCTTAGCTTCGACATCGGTTACTGAGAATCCTTTAACGAGTTTCTCCTCTCTAATTTTTTTGATTTTACCAGTATTCTCATCAGGTAAATCGTACTGAATTTTTGCTACAAAATATTTTTCGTCCATAATTTATTATTTTCCCAAATAATCGGTTAATTTTCTCATTAAGTCAACTCCTTTAGATTGAAATTCCGAATTTTCGGGTGATTTGTATTTTTTTTCTTCTTCTAAGTTTTCTTCGTATTGGTCTCTATCATCAGCATTACTGAATAAATAAGCTCCTGGTGTTGATGGTGATGATACTAAATCAAAACAGATTAATTCAAAGTCCTCTTGAACTTCATTTCTTTCCCCAACCTTTTTTAATGACCCAACACCTCTTGATGAGATACCTAAGGTAACACCTTGTCTCATTAAGTTAGCTGCAATATCTCCTTTTGTTGATACAACACCTGTTTCGTGAAAACCAGGTGATGTCAATAATTTAAGTTTACCCATTAAGATATTTCTATCCCACCAAATTTCGGTTATAATGTGAGATACTCGGTCCAAATCAATTAAGGAAGATTCGGGGTGGTTAAGTTCTGAAGTCGATAGACCTTTTTCAATTGTCTTTTTATAGTTGTCAGCTTCTCTCTTTAATATTCTCTCAGGATAAAATCTTCCATTTCTGTTTGGTGTATCGTATTTCTGAAGAACGGCATAGAACTCAAACGGATTTCTATAATCTAATTCTTTTGCTTCTTTTAAAACTTCTTGGTTGTGTTTGTCTTTAGGTGATAACCAACCCGCATCAGTTTCAACCAATATCCCATGGCCTAGTTCATTTGCTTCTAAAATTCTTAATTGTTTCATCAATTCTTTTATGATAAATATATCATAAAACTATCTTTTCAGCTTTAATCGTTTTTTGATGGTGAAAAATCAAAATATTTATTTTGAATTACGTTTTCTTTGAATATATTTTTAATGATTTTTTTAACAGAATCTTTCACCTCGTTGGATTTAAAATCTATTTCATGGTTGGTATATAAATTAACTTCTAAATTTAAAAAAGATTTTTTACCGTGAGCAATTCCGCTTGTTCTTAGGTCCAAATCAACTATACTTTTTTCTTTAAATAATTCGTGGTTTATGGAGTTGAATACTGAATGTTTTATATCTCGACTTAGATTACAAACAATTCTGTTCCAATTGTCGTATTCAAATTTAGGTGTTACCCAAGATTGGATGTTTATGTATACTGATTTTAAATTTTTAGAGTCTACTGTCCCGTAAACAGATTTAATTGGGTTGTATAGATTTAGCTTTACACTTTTTCCTTTTTTCATTAAATTTCATATTATGAATGTTTATTTGTTTGTTAAATAATAAAAGAAATTATCAGCATTGTCAAAAACTTTCAAAAAAATAAGATATTTGTATTATATATGTTAACAATAGAGGTAAAAAAAGACGGAATAGAAAAAGCATTAAAAACTTTAAAAGCAAAGGTTATTAAAACCAAACAAAATCAAATTCTATATAGTAGAAAAGAATTTATTAAAAAATCGGCAAAAAAAAGAAAAGAAAAATTAAAGGCTTCTTATATTCAAAAAATAAAATCTAAATTAAATTGATTCTTCTAAGTTTTTCAACTTAAGAAAATTTAATTGATTAAAGTTCTCAACTTTTAATCTATCAATAGTCTCAGACAATTTTGTTTTCATTTCAAACTCTTTCTCGTTTTCCAAAATAACCCCCAATTTATTAATTGTAGTTTCTCGTAAAGTTTCAAATTTTTCTTTAAGAACTGATGTATCTTCATTCATTAAAGAAAGAAATTCTTTTTTTGTAGATTCGTCAAGATTTTCAAGATAGTTATTTATTGTTTGATTTGCAATGTTGACCATAGACTTTAACGGAATATTAATAGACTCTTTAACTGAGTCATCTTTACTTGAAGATAAGGTTTTAATCAAATATTTTTTTGATTGAATTCTTTCCATTAAATCTAATTTATCACTATAAACTAATGAATCAATATTGGAATATTTGTTTTTAACATTCTCTGACAACGTTTTTGGCGTTTTAATTGATGGTACCAATTTTTGTATTAAAGATATTCCTTCTTCTAAAAAATCTTTTGCATCAGACTCATTTAACCCTTGAGGTGTTGTTAATTGGTCATATAAAGAATATAGTTTTGACATATTCTTATTGTTCAAAACATTTTGTCTGAACTCTTTTAATGATTGTTTAAACTCCTTCTCATTCTTGTAGGATTCTAGTAAATCATTTTCAATTATGGATTTTATTTTTCCGAAAGTCATAATGTTTGTTTTTAATATAAATAGTTTAAAATAATAAAATCCACACCTACCCTAATATATTTTGAACCCATTCGGGTAAATCACTAAATTTAATTAGTTTCGCCTTTACTGTTGGTAGGTTATGTTTAATAGATTTTTGAATTCTATGATTACCATCTAATATATATTTAATCGTATAATCATCATTAATAAGGATTAACACTGGATATCGTATATCTGACTTTTCTATCTTCTCAATTTCTTCGGTATTACCGTCCCAACTTAAAACTATCTTTTTTAGTTTTTCGGTTTCTAACTCTTGAACTTTAATATCTTTTGTAAAGTCTAATATTTGTCTTAGTGTGACTGTTTCTTCATTATGACCAGTCCAAGATGTATCATCCAAACCTTCATTCAAAAATTCTCTTATTGTGGTTTTAATAAATTGTTTCAAATTTTTCATTTGTTTTTAATGTAAAAACTACAAGTTTAGTAACTTATCCAATTCTTTTGAAATTTCTCCTAAAGAGTTCTGACCTTGGTTTAAATCTAAGATTCTATTCTTTTTTGCAAAATTATTTTCTAATATAATATTCATATTTGCCCTCTTAGATTCGGGTGTGATTTCACCTCCTGCTGGCGGTGCAACATCACCTCCTGCTGGTGGTTCAACTTCACCTCCTGCAGGTTCTGCAGTTTCAAATCCTCCACCACCAAATGATGGCATTGCACCCGCATCTTCAGTATCCGTATCTGTAGTTGCCGTTGCATTTGCGGTTGCTCCTGATGGGTTACCGTATAACTTGTCAATATTGTCAAATAACCCTGTTTTAGTGATAACTGTAGGTGTTGCTTTAAGTTCTTCACCAACTGCTCGTTCAATTCTTTGTTGTTGTAAATCCAATCTAATTTCTTCATCAGACCAACCAAAAATATGTTTTTTGGCCCATGTTGAGGATGTAGGTTGGATACCATTTCCTGGGTCAGAAACCAAATCTTTATATAATAAGACCTTTTCTTTCCATACATCTATTTTTAACAAATCCGCTTGTGTCGATGGATTTGATAAACCTAATGTAAAGTTTTGTAATTCATCTTCAAACCCTAATAGGAATAAATGTACGATAGCAATTTTGTTTAACTCGGCAATCATACTTTTTTGAATTCTGTTGATTGTACGAGCAAAACGGATATCTTGTAATGATAAATTCTTACCATCACCAACAACTTCTTCAAAACCTAAGAACGCCTTAGGTACACGAAGTGCTGTTAACAATTTCTTTTGAATATATTCAATATCGGCAATTTCCGATAAGTTTGTTGCTCCTGGTAATGTTGTGATTGGGTCAGGTGCTGAAGGGTCACGAACAGGGATGAAATAATCTTGGTCTACAGCCATTTGATTAAATCTCATATCCACGTTTCCTGTTTTGGCGTCCACAATTTGTTCTCTTTTGAACTTGTTGGCAACACGGTTTACGTATGCTTCAACATCGTCGTCATTCATATTACCAACAAACACTTTAAACATTCGTCTTTCGGGTGCTCTTGATGTACGATAGATTAACATCGCATCTTCAGATAATAATAATTGTTTCCAAATACGTCTTGCTTTTTCCAACATAGATGTACCATAAGGAAGTTTTCGGTCATCACCTAATAATCTAAAGTGAGCTATCTCCCATGATTGGAATTCCATGTTTTTATTCTTCCAAGTAAAATGGAGAGCTTTTTTATTGGCATCTTGTTCTTGTGTAATATCGACAGTGATTTTGGCGGTTACTCCAACCTCATGACGTTCAATTTCAATTGTCGGTAATTGTTGACAACCGATAATACCTTTTTCAGGGTCCAACTTCATATAGACAAAATTATCTCCATACTTACATGTGTTTCTTGTCCACATTGGTAAATTGGTATTGATGTCAAGGGCATTATTAAATAAATCTGCCAATACTGATTTTATTCTTTTTGATTCAGAATAAATTTGAAGGATAAATCCATCTTCATTTGTTGTTGTAGATTCTTCAGAATAGATATCCAACGCAGCTGAAATCTCAGGAGTATATTCCATTGACTCATAATCGTACTGAGCGGATAACCTTGATGGCTCATAATAAATTGCTTGAGAATATAAGTTATTCTCAACCTTAGCCCATTGATTTGTTAAATAAAACGTTTGTTGGGCTTGGAGTTTTTCTCTCTCATAATCATCTCGATTTGGTGTGCGCAGAAGTTCTTTCTTATCAAACTTAAAAGTTGGATAATCCTGTTTCATTAAAGAATTAGGTCCGAATGTTTGCGACAGTCTCTGCCAGACCGTTAGATTTTGTTCACTCATATTACAATTTTAACCATTACTTTGATAATATAAATACTTATCAAGAACCAAATAGCCACCCGTATTTTTGGTAGTCAGCTTTAGTTGCTTGTCCGTTATTATACATACCATTATCTCGTCCCATTTGTGGAACCATTGGATTAAAGAATTCTGAAGAGTTTTTATTCTCATTAACATTGGTTGCCCATGAGTTAATCATTGCTTTTGTGTGGTTGGTCACCTTTTCCAAAGATTGGAATGATTTTTCTGCAACATACAAAGCCATTGAAACCCCCATAATACAGTCATCATGATGTCCTTTTTGGTGGTCAGGTCTTCCATTGATATAGATAAACGTATTCATTTCATTGTATAATCTATTTGAATATACTTTAAATCCATGTCTAACATTTTCTTCAAAGGCAGCAATAATTTGAACCCTTTTTGAGTTAAAGTTAATACCAGGTATTTTATCGTTAAGTTTTGGGTCCCATTTCCACTTATTACTTGTATCAACATTATCAACATATAAACCACCTTGATAACTTAATTCTTGTAGTTTTCTTGATGTGGAAATCCCCATACCTCCTGTGATATCAATAACACAATAAGCATTATACATTGTTCCCCACTTATAAGCAATCTCTGCTAATACATCAGGTGGAATCTTGGCAACATACTCCAACACTTGTTCCCTCTCATCAAAATCGATGATTTGGATAGATGAGAAGTCTTCAGAGTCACCTCTTGATACATCCACACCCATAACATACTTATGTCCGTTCACAGGTTCTTTAAATATCCATAGTGAACCACCCATTAGTTTTGCTTGGGGTTCACGTAAAGTGTTTTTGGATATTTCTTGCATTAATTCAGATTCAAATACATTATCACCTGAACCCAAAAAGTCACATTCTAACTCCTGAGCAACTTTTCGTCTATCAAACTTTAACTTCTTAACCATCCCCTCAAACCAAGCGGAACATGGTTTGTATCCCCTTTCAATATAATCAGTTACAATGTCATGGTCTCTCTCATATGGGTTTTCTATAGATAAATCAACAATGTCTTTTTCAGTATATTCTTCTCGGTTTAATAAAAAATGTACTAAGTCGTTGGTTTTAACCATGAATAAATCTTTTGTATATCTCGGGTCACGATGCCAAAACATCTCAGAGATTTTAAAGTCATTCATGTTTCTTAATGACTGGTCATAAATTTCGTAATAAATTTGGTCGTATCCGTTTGGTGTAGACACAACGATTACTTTACCCCCTGTTGATAGGGATGCCATACAGGCTGACCAGAAATCTGAGTCTGCTTCGATAAAGGCCGCCTCATCAAATACAAGAATGGTAGGGGTATAACCCCTCAACGCATCTTTAGATGTTGCAACGGCTTTAACTTCACAATTATTGGTAAGTTTAAAATGTCTTTGTGAATTTTTTTCTTTTGAGAACCCAACTCCAACCCATGAGGGCCATTGTTCGGTAAAACCTCTAACCTTGTTAGCCATCTCCATTGAGGTATCTAACTTGTTGGCAATAATAAGAATTTTTTCAGGTCTGATTTTTTGGGCAAATACCAATTTTTTTGATATCCAAGCTGCGGTTACTGTTGTTACACCCGCCTGACGATACTTTAATGCAATATTTTCATTGTATTTATCATAATCTTCAATTAAACTAACTTGGTCTGGAAATAGGTCTAATGGGACATATTTTGATACGGTATTGTCGTATGTTTGTAAATAAGTTCGAAGGGCATAAGGAGTACTCCTCATACACTTCGTTAACTCTATTATTAATTGTTCTTTATTCACACATGGTTATTTAGGTCTTGTTATGCCTAAACCACTTAAAAAATCATCTAAACCATCTTCATCATCTTCTTCGGAATCAATTTCTTCTTCTTCCTTGTAATTTTCAAATTCTTCTTTCATTTTTTTAGCTTCTTTAACGATTTCTTCAAATCGAGATTTAGCTTTTCCGAGTTTTGAAGAATCTTCTGAGATTGCGTTTCCAATAAGTTCTAAGAATTCTTGAGCGGGTATTTGGTATAGTAAAATGTGAAACCAATTTATTAACCCTTTATATTCGGGGTCAAAAATATCTTCAGGTAATGCAAACCTAATTTTTTCAACAATTTCAGGTCCTATCCTTAACTGCATTGGTTCGTTTGATAGTATATCGGTTTGACCTAACACTTTTTGTCTCATTCCTGGTTCGGATGGTAATCCATGTCTACCTTTGGCTTCCTCTAACCCTTTAATAATTTCATGACAAAGAATTGGAAAAATTAAACCTGTTGCCATGATTTTAGTATCGGGTTTTTCTTCACCTTCTTCTCCACCATCTTCATCATCAGCATCCCCTAATTCTACTTTACCGGCAATACCTTGACCTGTTTGACTCATCATCTCAATCATTTGTTCCATACTAAAGTACATAAAATCATTGATTGCCATGATACCCAAATAATCACCATATAGTGATGGGTCAATTGCATCTAACCTTGATTTAATTTCAGGTTTTTGGAAAAGGTAATGACCCTTTTTTGCGGCTCCTTGAATGAGAGCATTAACAATATTTCTTTTGTGTTTTTCTAATTCTAAAATTTCCTCATCAGTCAAATCTTCAATATCAAAAGACGGAAATTCTAATTCTTCCTTTTCGTCTTCATCCTCTTCTTCTTCATCATCTTCAGGTGCCATTCTAAAGTTATCTGTTTCTGGCATCCCTAAAGTCGCTTCAATTTGATACCAATCTGATGGAACCTCAGCTTCATCTAAAGAAGCTTCTTTTGCCAATTCAATTAGTTCATCTCTGTTTTCGGATTCAATCCTCATAATGTTTGGAAGTTTTCTCATCATTTCTTGGTAAACCATACCTTGAACTTGTCGTGAACTTAAATCCTGAATACCAGTAACTTCTCTTAACTTATCAGCAACTTTTTGAAATCGTTTACTAACCAATCTTTGAACATCTTGTACCCCTTTTTTCATTGCAGGGTTTTTACCATACAAATTTTCAGGACTAGCTAATTTTCTTTCTAAATTCGGGTCCATTCTTTCAGGTGTGTTCCCGTAATCAATCTGTTCTTTTAATTTCCTTGCCATAAATTATTTTTCTAATAGTTGCATTATTACATCAATCACTTTGTCTTTTGCATCTTCAGGTGAAACTTTTTTCGCCTTTGGTGCAGGATTTTCTCCAGGGTTTGGGTTTTTACCAGGATGTGATGGTCTTGGTCTTGTACCAGGTTTTGTTGTTGGTGGCGCTGGTTTTGTTATTGGTTCAGGTGAATTTTCAGAAATGTATTTCATTAAGTCACCTTTAGTTATTTTTGGAGGCATATGTTTTTCCACTATTTTTTGTATTTGTGATTCTAAGAACAAAGATACAGGATTTTTTCCTTCCGCCAATTGTTTTTTTACTTCTCTAACACATCTCTCCCATTTTCTTGATTTTTTTGGTCCGACTTGTGAATGACAAATAGACCATGGATTTGGTTTGTCTTTTTCTTCCATCATTCCCATACCATCAACATCATTATTGTTCATCTTTTTGTCGTTTTCAGGATTATTTCCGTAATCACCAGGACCCTGTTGTTTTTCATCTTGGTCGGTATCACCATAACCTTGGTTTTGAACGTCTTGTACAAATTGGTCATCTTCATCAATTTCTTTTTCAACTAAACCAACATCTTTCAAGTTTTGTTTGAGTTCTCCAACTTTTTGGCTCAACGCTTCAATATTTTTAATTCTTTCGTCAACCTTAGGGTTCGTAGTTTGTTCACCCAATAATTTTGAATATAATACATTAATTTGTGATTCAGTTAATTTACTAACTGTATTGGATGATAATCCTTTTTCAACCAACTTGAGTGCTTTTATATTAGTTTTCATATACTACTTTATTTTCAAATTCTAAAATTAAATCTCTTTCATAGAGTTTATTTTTTATGTCTTGTTCGGTACTCCCAAATCTAAAGACCATTCTTTTTTGTCCTTCCAATTCTTCCGTTTCCCAGGCTAATGCGATGATATCGTCCATTGCATCTATCATACAAAAAAAATCGGAGTTTTGAGTCAATTCCAATTTTAAATCAGTATTTCTCAAAACTCCTACTTTCTTAATGTATTTTAATTCAGGTGGTAATGGATAACCGTTTGATGGTTTACTCTCCCACGAGTCACCCCAAACATCCACACTATCCGAAAAAATAAACTCATATAAATTATCTCCCTTATAGTTAGGACCAAGTCCGTTCACATAAGTTAAATAACTCATAACAATAATCCGTTTGGTGTTATTTTAAATTGCTTACCTTTATTTTCAAATACCAAGTTTTTCTTGTTTGTAATCCCAACAAATTTGGAATTTATATTTTCATTAACAAATTTTTCTGCCGCTAATTCTTGTTCAATTGTTTCAGTCATTTTTGTAACTGATTCCATGATTTTTTTAACTACAGATTTTTTCTGTAAAGTTTTTTGAACTTGTTTTTCTTTTTGTTCTCTGATTTCTTGTTTAGAAACTTCAAAATATTTTGAGATAACTTTATCTACTTGTGATTCTGCAAAGATACTATCAAAGATTGCTCCGTTACCGTAATCTTCTTCTTCATATTCTTCATCATACTCTTCACCTAATTCATAACCTTCAACAGGAACATCCATATCTGCTTGAATATCTTCAACTTCAGTATCGTCAGTAAAATCCTCACCTCCCATATCGTCTTCTTGACCATAATCTTCAGTTTCGTCTTCTTCAAACTTATCCATGATGTCTTCCAAATCTTCTTCAGTTAAAGAAGTTAAATCGAGAGAAGATAATACCATATTGATAACATACTTAATATCTTCAGATGTCATTCCTTCCTCACTGTCAAGGACTCTGATTTTTTGTGTTAATTTACCAGTTAATTTTTGAATGGTTTTAAAAGTTACCTTATCTTCGTTTCCACCCATTTCAGTATCAACGTCTACATCAACTTCTTCACCACCCATATCGTCCATAGGCATTTCTTCACCACCCATATCGTCCATAGGCATTTCTTCACCGCCCATTGGTGATGGTGGTAATTCAGGACTTGGAACTGCTGGTGGAGCCATAGGTAATTCTGCCGCTGGCATTTCAGGAGCTGGAGCTTTTGGTGTTTTTAATGTGAATTTTTTTTGTTCACCATATAAAGACACACCTTCATCATTTTCGTTAAGTCTATTTAACTCACCTGCAACAAGGTTTAATCTTTTAAATGCTTGAGAATATGAAGAATAGTATTTTCTATTTTTCATTGGTTCAATATAATCTGTTTCCGATTCAGAAATATTTTTCTTAATGATATATCCTTGTCTTTCTCTAACAATTTCATACTTGTTTCCATCAGCAAGAGAAATTGAATACTCAGATGTTGCATTTTCGTTTATTGTTTTAGGTGCAACTTCTTTGAATCTGGCAATCTCCATCATTCTAGATATTTTATCTTGACCTGTAAGTTTTTCACTTCCAATTGGTTTTAACTTTGACATATTTGTTGTTATTAATTTTTTT